ATCCCTTTACAATGACTGCATTCGTCAAAAGCACGTTCTGCCCAATCAGTGTTTCCGGGCTTGCTATTGAAATTGCCGACGAAGCGTATATCAATGATGAAGATAAAATTAAATTATTTAAAAATAGTAAAAATTGGGAATTTTATTTAAACACTTGCAGAACCTATGGATTTATGGTAGACTCTAATATACCGTGGCGTTTAATCGCTGATATTGGATCCGGACAAATGGTTGGATATGCCACACCTTACGATTTACTAAGCACAGACGATATTCTCAATGGACAATACGCACCAGTTGCTCCTATTTATTTTAAACAATTTAAATATGGGCTTTATGGGCTGTACAACACTCTTAAAGGCCCCAAATACGTGACGAGCACGTGCACGGATGGGTCAGTTAAAACAAGGCGCACCGAAGCGCGCTCATACACACCCGATAATTTCACTCACCGGTTTCCCGACCACTACTTTCTAAAATTATATTTCCAAATTCGATTCATAGAAGAAGAATCTCACTTTACAGCAAATGAACAATTTCAATTAATCGACGATTGTTTAGAAGTGGCTGAGTATAGTCAATCGCAAGCCGTCACTATTTTCGAAAGAATTTTGAATAAAACATTTGACTATAACGGCAGTTTGGATTATATTATAAGAAGGCAACGTTCAAATCAAACCACCGATGACAACACCGTACTTCCAAACTATTGATGATAAAACAGAGTGTGTAGGGATCTATAAAGATGGAACCCTGCATTTCGATGATCCACCGCCGGAGTGTTTAAAGACATGGCGCTATTCGGAATCCTTAGCTGATTCTGACGTGGAGTATGCATGGCTATATGCCGGTGGCCTCACGTTAGAAGAAGCGTGTCCCGATCACTTAAAAGAAGATTTTTCCCGATGTGTTAAAAAAATGCGCGCATTTCGGAGGTCGTTTGAACTAGCTAAAGTTGATTTAAACGACCACTGCTTCTTTGATTTAGTGCCGCATGATTTTTTACTTCACTTTCTTGAGGTTAAAACCCAAATCACCGAACATGTTTTTGAAAATTATGAGAAACCACCGAACTACGACTTTCTATCCAACGCTGCCAAGTTACTTCAACAGATTAAACACCAGAGATTGAACGTAAATAATAAAGATTGTAAGAGTCTTTTCCTAAGCCACCAGCTACGGCGCCAAGCGCAACAGGTGCTACGGATGCGCCCCTATATCGATTATAAATTATTTGGTACTGTCACCGGTCGCCTCGCTACTGAAACAGAGTCTTTTCCCATTTTAACCATGAAAAAAGAATTGCGTCAGCTTATTAAGCCACATCTCGATTGGTTTGTGTCGCTAGATTACAACGGTGCGGAAGCGCGCACGGTTTTAGCCCTATTAGAAAAGCCACAACCTATCTGCGACATTCACCAATGGAATATAGAGAATATTTTTCGACCCGAGCGCGAAGTGACCCGAGAGGAAGCAAAAACTCTTTTCTTTGGCTGGCTCTATAATCCCGAATCTAAGGCTCTTACCAGCGATGTATATAATCGTGAAACCCTATTAGAGAGCTATTATGTGGAAGGCGAAATCCACACCCCCTTTAAGCGCCAGATCAAAGTGGATGAACGGCGCGCCTTCAACTATTTAATTCAAAGCACAACATCAGACTTGGTTTTAGAACGGGCCATAGCTATCGCTGATTTTTTGAAAGATAAGAAATCCTTTATCTCACATCTGATTCATGATGAAATTGTCCTCGATGTAGCCGATTCGGAACGGTCGTTAGTGCCAGAGATAAAAGAATTGTTTGCAAACAATAAGCTTACCAAGTATGAGGTAAATGTAAATGCCGGCTCCAATTATTACGAACTAGAGGTACTACGCATATGATATCAATAGTAGGGTTAGGGAACGGTGCCTCAGCCATTGTAGAAAAATTTAAAGACATTCCTCAGTATCAGATATATGTCTTGAACGACAAGGTGGAGAAAAATACTTCCCATGCTTATAATATACCTTCGTTTGAAACTCCGGAGGAATACGAAGAGAAGATTCCCAAACTCAAGAAATTCTTTAAGACCACCAATGATCGTGTGCAAGTTTTTATAATGGGCTCATCACTCAGTTCCAACTATAGTCTTGGAATTCTAGCCCAACTATCTGACAAGAAGGTAGATGTCTTTTATATCAAGCCCGATACCGACCTTCTCACCGGTATCCCTCAATTAGTAGAGAACGTAGTTTTCGGTGTCCTTCAAGAGTATGCAAGATCCGGCCTCTTTAACTCATTCACTATTTTTTCTAATTCTAATATTGAAAAGGCACTCGATACCATCCCCATTAAGACGTATTATGATGCCATCAATTCTACTATTTTTTCGAGCGTCCATTATTTAAATTATTTTGAACACACAGAGCCAGAAATCGGTGTCATGGCTAGCCCAGCAGAGATTAATCGCATCCGCACAGTCGGGATGTTAAATATGAAAAATCTTCAAGAAAAGTGGCTTTTTGACCTTGACATGGAGCGTGATCTGTGTTATTATTTATGTATAAATGAAAAGAGATTAGAAACAGAGGGTGGTTTGCATCGCAAGATAGTCGACATGTTAAAGGATAAACCTAACAATGCATTTCGTCAACTCTCGTATGCAATATATGAGACACACCTATCAGACTTTGGGTTCTGCGTTGCCCACACTAACGCAATTCAACAACAAAAAACCCTTGACAAGCTCGTTTAAGGGTGTTACATTAGAAATCAAGGAAAGCTTGATTTACTTTATTACAACAAAGGAGAAAAAGTAAATGTCAATTAACATGGAACTAATGAAAAAGAAGCTCGCATCGCTTCGTGGAGAACTAAACTCGAAAGATTCAGTTTGGTTCAAACCAGATGAGGGGGATCAGACGATTCGAATTGTCCCAGACCCCGATGGAGATCCTCTCAAGGAGATGTTCTTCCACTATAATGTAGGAGAACATCGCGGCGGAATTGTATGTCCAAAGCGTAACTTTGGTGAGCAATGTCCGATTTGCGAGTTTGCATCTTCGCTATGGCGTGAAGGTGTCGATAAGAATGATGAAGAGAGCAAGAAGCTTGCTAAGTCACTCTTTGTAAGAGCGCGTTACTTCTCCCCCGTCGTCGTCCGTGGACGCGAAGAGGAAGGAATCAAAATTTATGGTTATGGTAAGCGCGCTTACGAACTATTGCTCGGGTATATTCTAGATCCCGACTACGGCGATATCACAGATGTTATGGAAGGGACCGATATCGCACTAACATACACAAAGCCAACTACCCCAGGCGCTTATCCGCAAACGAGTCTAAAGATGCGTAGAAACACTTCCACTCTTCTAGAGGATACAGAAGCCATCTCCTCCCTCCTTGATGGCATGCCTGATTTCAACGGTCTCTTTGATCGTTTGACTCCGGCGCAAGTTGACGCCATTTTGGACGAACAGCTTGCCAGCAGCGGAAGTGCGGAAGAGCGCTCGAAGGAAACCACTAAATACAGCAGTGGCAAGAGTGACGTGGACCGAGCGTTCGATGAGTTGATAGCCAATAAGTAGTTGGTTTGTGGCGCGCCGCTGGCACCCCGGCCTTAAGTAATAGGGTGCCGCACTTCTGTCAGGGTAGAGCAGTTTGGTAGCTCGTCGGGCTCATAACCCGGAGGTCGGTGGTTCAAATCCGCCCCCTGCATCCATTTTATTTATACTAAAGAGACACCATGGCGAGAAAAGCTAAACAAACAAAAGTAGGCCGCGTATCCCTGCAAGACCTTATGAGCCTTGTTAACAAGAAGGCCGGCCGAAATGTCGCGCACGATTTAACAGGCGAAAACCCCACACAAGTCAAAGAATGGATCCCCACTGGCTCACGCTGGCTTGATTCCATTGTTTGTAAAGGACAAGTAGCTGGTATTCCAGTTGGCAAAGTGAGTGAACTTGCAGGCCTTGAATCCACGGGTAAATCCTATCTAGCCGCGCAAGTCGCCGCAAACGCCCAGAAAACGGGCAAGATGGTCGTTTACTTCGATTCTGAGTCTGCCATCGATCCGGACTTCCTGCAACGCGCAGGATGCGACCTAGAGCGTTTAATGTACGTTCAAGCATCTTCGGTGGAGTTTGTGTTAGAGACAGTAGAAGAACTACTGGGAGCAACCGATGAACAGTTATTGTTTATCTGGGACTCGTTAGCTCTGACACCTTCCGTGTCGGATGTCGAGGGTGATTTCAACCCACAATCATCAATGGCAGTAAAGGCCCGCATTCTCGCTAAGGGAATGTCAAAGCTGATTATCCCTATCGCTGATAAGCAGGCTACGTTTTTGGTTCTGAACCAGCTTAAGACTAATATCCCAAGTGGTCCCAATGCACGCATTATTGCAATGACTACACCCTACATGACCCCCGGCGGAAAGGCAAT